GTATCAAAATGGACAAACTTCTTTAGCTCTTTTGCAATACCCACAACACGAGCAGTATAAGGCCCACCAAACTTCAGTATGTTCGCTACAAACACGATATCAGCCCAATTCATATCAGTGAGCTTATCGGAGGGTGGTGCATAATTCTTAGCGGCATCAACTTCTAAAGGATTATCGTTATACCTAACCTCGACCTTATCACCCATTACCTCTTCCATCATTTTCATGGGAGATAATTGTCTGTAGTAGCTACACCCTCCATGGTTTGCAAATACAACGAGGATCTTAAGTTTACGCATGAAACCATTATAGCCTTATAGGCATAAAAAAACTAACTCAGACCCGAAGATCTGAGTTAGTTGATGGCGACTAAGATATAGTGCCTACTTAACTCTTCTTTACTTCCTCTTCCTCAAACACCTTCTTTGAGTTCTCAGAACTATGTGCGACTCCGATAGCCTTACCCAACGATAGGACAGCATCCTTCAACTCAACCTTTCCATTAGCTGGAACGGCAGCCTTCATAGCCTTACCGTAGTGCTTGCGCTTTCTCTTAGAGAATAGTAAGCCTAAACCTTCTAAGGCTGCTACTCCTGGAAAGATAGAATTAAGTGCTCCAAGACCCATTCCAAGAACGGAATCTAGAGCCTCTGAGCCTGGATCAGTAATATCCACTACGTCACCCATAGGATCTAGGATATCATTCTTATCCACAACCACAAGAGTCTCACCATCCTTAGCCATTCTAGCAGCAACATCAGGAGGAAGCATACCTAGATCCGCAGGAACGGCTTCAGAACGCCTATCTTCTCTAACGTTACTAATAGTAGTAACTACCTTGTCGGCAAACAAGCTATCCAAAACGGAGCAAGACGCAAACATCATACTCATCATAAGGACAAGCATACTCGTAACTAAAAACTTCTTATTCATCATACCTGTAAATCCTCCCCTTCTTCCGAAGTCGTTTCGGTCTTAATGGGATTAAGTGAGGCTTCAAGGTTCATAATGAGTTCCTTGCCCTCTTCGTAACTACCGATCTCAGTAAGAGACTGTAGGTCCAGTTCATTCTCCATCCACTCAGCTACCTGAGCAGGAGTTCCAGCACGAGACTTCTTGTACTTGGCCTGAGACTCGATAAAGCTTACCCATTGTCCCTGTTGCGTAATACGGACATTAAAGTCATTACCCCGCTCAAGATCAATGATGGTGCTGTTATCAGGATCATCCTCGTCAGTGAAGTCATCGCTAATCATAGCCGACATAACACGATCAAACAACTGCTTGCTCATCGCAATATACTTGACTGGGTCTTCGCCAGCCTCTTCTAAGGCACGGATCACACCGATAGTGTAGAACCTTTCCTTTGCCTTAAGCTTAGTTGCAAGGTCTCCGAACTTAGACTTAACATTCTTACCAGTTGAGTCACGACCGAGGTTCAGTTCCTTGTGCCTACGCCAAAGATCAAAGTAGTAATCACATACAGGGCACTTTTCACCCTGAGTCTTACGACACTTGTAGTTTCGCCACTGACCTTCGCTGTTCTGGTACTTGTGAACAGCCCCCTCCACAAAGAACACAAGTGGATCATCCTTTCCTGGAAGGAATCGGACGATATTGTCCCCATCCTTGAAGGTTGCCCAATTAGACATACCTCCTTGTCCTGTTCCTTGAGGCTTATCCTCATTCATTACCTTCTTGTGCATCTCACGAAGTTCTGCTAGTGTTTTTGCCATTGTATTTCTCCTGTTTGGGCTATTGGTTTGCAATTGAGTGCTAACAAGTTACTGAAAAAGCTTAGATTCCTGCCTGCTGTTAGCTGAAAGCTGGATAAGCATGTCTTTCTTCATCTCTAGGGTGTTACAGAGGCCCTTGGCATACCCATAACTCTCTTTAAGATGACGAACTTTACTATTTAGGTCTCCCGTCAACTCAAGTGAGTTAACATAATCTTCAGCCGCAACAGCAGTGAGCTTAACGCCATCACTTCTCTTTTCTGTTCTAGCTGAAGCCTTGAAATTCTCTAATGCTTCCTCGGCATCATCCAGAAATCTCTTGGCCCGGATCATTATACCATAGTAGTAGGCATATTGTGAGGAAATATTAGAAAGTTGATCGGCAGCCGCATTAGGGTCACGGGCAACCTTAGAAATGATACTAACAATATATTGATAAGTATCTTGGTTTAGTTCTTTGGGGTCTGTCTCTACGATATCAAGCATAAATAATTGAGAATAGTTTTGGATTGAGGTGATGCAGGGTCATAGTCTGCTTAGATAAGCATACCACTAGTTGTTCATTCGTCAAGAACATTCTCTGCTGGTCAAAGTTCTTTTCATCAAAGCCTCCTGCCTCCAGCATACAGTGGTAAAGCTCATGAATGATAGTCTCCCTTGCATCAGAATCAGAAAGATTCATTTCTAATTTTATTTTATGATCTTCCCAATCGCAGACACCATCGACCTTTTGATCCCCTTCATAAAGTTCAGAATGCAATTCAAGTGAGAATACTGCCCAGCCTACATTGACACAGGAGACTTCCTTATCAATAAATTTATTGTAAATATGCTTCTTATCCTTAACGAAAGGAAAATCAGACGGACTGTTGTTCTTCATGGGAAGGCTCTCTCATTTGTAAGGTGGTATAATCCACACCAATATTAATCAAGTAATGCTGTTTAGAGTCTCTTGCCTTGATTACAAACACTCTCATCGTCCCTTCATCATATTCTTCTTGAGTTTGATTTAGGGAAATAACCCAGTCAGCAGGTCGAATCTTTCCATACGAGTCTCCTAACTCAGCATCAGTAATAATAGCTACCCTTCGAGCCTGACGGTTAGTTTGAGATGCCGTCCAGACTAGGCATTTATGCTCAACCGCAAGACCACGAAGCTCTTCAGCGATTCGTTGTTGGGCCTGATATTCAGAGTCGATGATACGATTTGGCCTTAGAAGCTCAAGGTAATCTACGACAATCAAATCAGGGACAAAATCCTTATGCAGACGTAACTGCACAAGCAAAGCACGCAATTGATTCACATTAGAACCTCCCGTAGGAAACTCCTTAATCAGTAGCCTGCCATTAGTCTTTTGTTTTACCTCATGTAGACGATGCTTGAGTTTCACTTGTCCTACCTGCTTTTTAAGATCAGCGTTACGGATTTCAGTAAGAACAGAATCAAATCTCCCTGCAATCTTATCTTGGCTCATTTCCAAGGAAAGATATAGGACATTCTTACCCTCATAGATAGCCTTTGCACCTTGATTAACAAGGTATAGGGACTTTCCAACCCCTGGAGGAGCCACGACAATGGCTAACTCCTTTGCAGCTAGACCACCCTCAAGATTGCGGTCATGGGTCTTAAATACCGTTCCAATTCTACTCTCTCTATTCTCTTCATGAGACCTAATGAGTCGCTCAGAGACCTCTTCAAAATAGTCTTGGCCGACATCTACATTACGGTTAATCAGAAGAGCATCTTTTACAAGCTCCTCAACCTCTGCAATGTCGCCCTCTTCATTGAGGATAACCATAGCTTTACGAACAGCCTGATCCATAGCCTTCTGCCTAGCGAACTCCTCGACAGTATCTAATAGGAACTCACGATCCCCTAGGCAAGCCTTATCAATGGTATCAATCTCAGCGAGAGTATTCTCGTAGTCGATACCAGCATCCGCTGCCCCTGAAACGTTCGCATTGATAAAGTCCGGTAAGACTGAATCAGATGGAAGCTTTCGATACTTGTCGTAGTAATTCCGAACACCCAAGAAAACATTCTTGTATGCAGGAAAGTCGAAGTATTCAGGCTTCAGAAGAGGCACAATCTCCGAGAAGAACTCAATGTCCTTCTTCAGGAGATAAAGACAACCCCGCTTGGTGTTGTCGCTAATGTGGTAGGGCATGTTGTATTATAGAGTCAGGGTTTACTTTCTTCGGGATGCTTTTCCAATAGTTCCGCCTTTAGTAACGGAAGCATTGGTTCTCTTTAAGTTTTCTATCTTGTTTGCAGTTTCTTGGTCGTTGAGCCTGCGTGCCTTGCCTTGCTCGGCAAGGACCTTATAGTTAGGGACAACTCTCTTGTAGTGCTGATCCCCAGACTTTACTCGATCCTTGGATGATTGACAAGCCTCTTCTAGAAATTGATCAGCTTGCTTTTTATCCATGCCCTCATGAGCAAAACGAGCACGCTCCTTCAATGACTTGTAAGAATTCCTGCCTTCACCCACACTGAAGTAGTAGATCGAAACTCTCTTCTCAGTTTCTTTTTTACAGCAAGGACATTCAATTGTATCGAAGTAATCCATGGACCAGACCTTTTCATACTTATGCCAATAAGTTGAATCTCCTTGCCAATCAGGATGATAACTCCATTCTTCGGTACCATCGTAGTTTGGAACCTTATCCTCGTGAATCTTTCTTCCTACCTTCTTTTCGTAGTAAAACAATCCAGTCTGATCAGATCTTTCCACAAATACGGAACTTCTAGTTCCGCAATGCTTGCAATTGTAAGTTTCTAGTAAGGAGTCAGTCATTAGGATCCGCACTCCCCACCGATAGCACAAGACTCAACCCCTACAGAAGTCTCCACCTGTTCAGCTTCGACAAGTTCCCTGGCTTTAGCAATATTCTCATCAGTAAGAGGTAAAGCCTCCAAAGGCTCCATACCCTTAGACCCAGCACGATAAACAGTCATACCCTTAAGGTAAGGTGCATACTTCAAAGCCATCTTGGAAACCTGACTGTGATCAGCATCTGAGGGTAGGTTAATGGTTTTGCTAATGGCGTTGTCAATGTATTTTTGGATACAGGCTTGAACTGCCATATGTTGTTCTGGGGTAATATCGTAAGCACCTGCGACATG